AGGCTCATAACCAAGACTTACAGTTGCATTACCACTAGCATCAGTAGTAAACGACCCACACGAAATCACATTGTCTGTACCAGTTAGGCCAAAGCCTCCTGCGTCATGGGCGAATAGGTAGGCTACGTAGGTTCTGCCTGTTTCATTAGTATCAATAGTTCCCACTGTAAAAACAGAACTTGTTGGGGCAGTGTTGTTCCACTCAAGCGCTGAAGTGGTTGCTGCATAAGTTTCATTTAAAACTAAATTTTTTGTAGCGCCTAAACTTCTATGGTAAACCAGCCACCCACCGGCATTATCAGTAACTTTTACAATCATGCAACCCGGCTCAGAGCCGAGGTTATGTGCAACTGTTCTAGCAACTCCCGTCCCCGTATAAGTCACAATATCAAAGAACTTTGGTTGCGATACCCATTGCCAGTCTACATACGTTGCACCGCTATTGTTGTAGTCTGTGTTTGTGCCAAGGGTGTAGCCAGTAGCACTAAAAGCCGTCAAGCCTTGACTATCTGTAGCTTCTGCGCCTGTAGTGTTGCTACTTAGTGCTTTTGTCGCACCACGAACATTATCTGTTAATTTATGAGCTGTTGCGGCAGAACGTGATTTTGTCCATACCAAAGTTTCTTTAGTTGAGCCATCTAAACCTGTTGTTACAGTAGCAGATGCACCTGTACCTGTCCGCAAATAAGACTGAAAGAAATCTTCTATGTAATTAACTTTGGCAACAGTACCGCCTCCGAACGCATCGTAGCTTGCTGCTCCACTTGTCGATTGTAAAGGCATTGTTATTCCTTGCTTTTGCAGTTATTCATGTGCCACTTAGCTAAGTTACCGCCACTTGCCATTATTTTGCAATGTGGGCATTGTTCTTTACGCTTTGGCTTACGCATATTGATTGTTGTTGATTTCTTTACGCCAGTTGTTCCAGCAATAATAGCTTGTCTGCGTTGTTCAGTACAAGGGTTACTTTTACCTTTGAGCGAATTGCTGATACGTTGTTTTTGTTCATCAGTCCACTCATGTCTAGTTTTAGCAAGTGTTTCTGCGGTATGTTTATAACCTTCAGTTCCATCGCCACCATCAGTTGCGTTTGTTAAATCAATGCCAAACCCACGCATTTCAGCAATTAAGAAACATTCAAGTTCTTTGGCTTGCTCATGGCTTACGTTTTCCTCAACCTTACGCACAACAATGTCTAAACCAAGACTTTGAATCTTACGAATCTTGTTCAGTTTAAATGTTGGTTTATCAGAATTCTTAGCTTCCCAAGCATGAAAATGGCAACGTCTACCCACACCCTTACCAACGTAAAAGGGCATCCCATTTCTAGGGTCTGTCAGCGTGTAAACGTAGGCGGTGTTCATTAGGCTTTGAATTGTGTGTTGCTTGCCAAGACTGTGAAAGTAGCACTACCTGTCTTGATAATGAGATAGCGGTACGAATCAATGCCACTAGCATTACCCGCAGTAGGCGCACCACCTAACCACCTAGTTGTAACGCCTGATGTAGTGCCATCAACTTGCACAGCAGAGTTGTAGTAAGCCGTAGAGCCTTGAGTCACCAAGAAAGCCACAGTCATTGATTGACCTGTACTCATCAAAGTATCTAGTGAAGTACCGCTAGAGCCTCTGAAGTTAACTGTCCAGTTAGCACTTGCGTTAGAGGTGTAGTACAGAACAGACTGAGTTGTAATGTCGTAGGCAATCGTGCCTGTAGCCGCAGTTGCTGATACTGTAGCAACCTCTGCTGCATCGTTTAAAACAATGGCTGTAGCTGATGATGAACCTGAGAAAGTCTTAGTAGCCGTGAATGTCTGTGCTGTGTTAAGGCTTGCAACATTGGTTAGCGTATTGTCAGCAAAGGTAATTGTCTTGTTTGTCAGGGTTTCAACACCTGTCAAAGTAGCAAAGCCAGAGGCAGTAAATGCCGCCTGAGTCCATGCCGATCCTGTCCACACATACAGAGTATTGACTGAATTGTTCCAGTACAAAGCACCTGTCAACAGAGCATTGCCATCATTGTCAACACTAGGAGCAGAAGACTTAGAACCTAAGTATCTGTCATCAAAAGCATCGTATGAAGCTGCCGCATTGGTTTCACTTGTTGCCGCATTGCTTGCACTTGTAGAAGCATTTGAGGCACTTGTTGATGCGTTTGAAGCGCTTGTAGCCGCATTAGAGGCAGAAGTAGCCGCAGCAGTAGTCGAGCCAAATATCGAATCTATTTCAGTTTTGGTATAAGCATTTGTAATGTTATAGCCAGCAATCGTTGTAGGATTCGTTCCTGCCGTTGCACGACCATAAGTGTCAAAAGTCACAGATTGGTAAGTGCCTGGTGTAACACCAGAAGAAGCCAAATCGATGTTGTCCGAATTGACAACAATACGGCTAGAGGATGCAGTGCCTACATTTAGAGTATTACCTGTCTTTGTAAGACCATCACCCGCAGTAATCTGACCTGCACCTGAGAACTGCGCCCAAGTGATTGATGTGCTTCCCAATGTTCCACCTGCATCTATTGTGCAGATAAAGCCAGAATCAGCGTTAGTTGTGCCTTTTTCAACAAAGGTAAAAGCCGCCACCAACTCAGCATAAGTATCCGCATCTGTTGTGCGTGTCCATGAACCTGTTGCACACAAGTAAATACCATTATTAGAAGCAGTTGATTGGTCTTTAACCAAGACCCGATCACCCGCAACAATCGATATGCCATCAATAGTTTGTGCGCCAGACAAAGTGATGTTTGCAGTAGTAGCCGCAACCACAGAGGCTTTAGCATCAATACCTTGAGCCAGTGCATCCACATAACCCTTGGTAGCCGCATCAGAATCGTTTGTAGGGCTTGCCAAACCAGTAATGGTTGCCGATGTAGCACTGTCCATGTCCAATGAGCCAGAGATGGTCACATTGTTGAATGTAGAAGTGCCAGTAGCTGCAGTTACATTGCCTGTCAGATTGCCAGTTACGTTACCTGTGACATTGCCTGTAACAGCACCAGTTACGTTACCCGTCACATTACCAGTAACAGCACCTGTCAATGGGCCACTAAAGCCTGTTGTAGCAGTAATGTTTGTGCCAGTAATGGCAAGGGCAGAAGAACCACCGATTACCACACCATTGATTGTTCCCGCACTAATGGCGGCAGAAGCAATCGTAGCGGCAGTGCTAACAGTAAGGTTGGTAAATGTTCCCGCTGCGGCAGTAGTTCCACCGATCACAGCACCATTTATCGTACCCCCAGTAATGGTGGCAGATGAGTTATCTGTCTTAGTTGCTATAGCAGTAGCAATGTTATTGAACTCTGTGTCAATCTCAGTACCTTTAACAATCTTTAGAGGATTGCCAGGCGAAAGATTATCTTTGGTTGCAAAGTTAGTGGATTTTGAATAATTAGACATGGTTTATCCTATCTTGCCTTCTTTGGCTTGAAGTTCAATTTTCTGAATTGACAACTGAGTGCCATTGATAGTGGCTTCGTAACCAGTTTGTACGATTTTACCCGCACTTGAAGCATTGCTTGTCAGTGCTTTAATTGGGATGCCGCTTGAGAAGTCTGCAATTGCATACTCGCCAACCCCATACTCAAAATAGCCTTGAGGTGGAATAAAGACGTTCTCTGACTGATAAGCGCCTGAATAGTCAAAAGCCCACTTGATTGTGAGAAACTGATTAGAACCACCAATCACAATGGCAGTAATAGACTTGAGGATGGAAATCTGATTAGGGTTTCCTAAGTCGGCATTGTTTGTGTAGTACAGGAATCGATAAGTAGAAGTATCATCAAGATAACCACCATACTTACCAATGTAGCCATTCTTGCCAATGTACAAGTCTCCATTACGCAATGATCTTAGTGCGGTTGGAGAAATATTGTCCCATTTGGTTACACGGGAAGCACCATCTTGCAGAGATTGTTTTGTGTCAAAACAGTAGACTTGCAAAGTAGTAGGCAGAACAAGCAGATAAAATGCTTCTTTTTCTGAGTAAACAGACTTCAGATTAGCAATAGTTTCACCCGCCAAAGATGATGCTAAGTCGAAACGAACATTCTTAGATAGGTCTCGCAAAGGCGCAGACTTCTCTTGAATTGTCCTCATCAATGAACGAACACCTGAGTCTGACAAGAAAACAACGTCAGTACCAATGCTTTGTATGGTATCCCTTGCGATACACCCAATAGAGCCTACTGTGTCGCTTAAAACAAGAGATGCGGGAGTAGAAGCACCAGAGTAAACAAGAATCTGCTTCTTGCCAAAGATAAACAAGAAGTCATTGTGAGCTGCCAAGCCCATGACTTCATCAGCACCATTAGGCCACACACGGGAAACATCTAATGAGCCTGAAGTACCACCACCCCACACATGACCTGCAATCAGATCAGAGAAGGTAACAGTTACTTTGTCTGTAGATGTATTAGCCACCCACAAGCGACCAAATGCTGAAATAGCAATGTTGGCTTGAGGAACTGTAGCTACATAACCAGACTTCTCAGACACTCTGCGATAAGTTGTGGTGCTTACGGCAGGGTCATAAATCAGAGGATCGTGACCAGTTTGGAAGAAGTATGCAATGCCATTCAAAGATGCACATTGCCAGTTAGATGCCGTGATAGTAGGAGCAGAACCGCCACCACCATAGGTCAATTCAGTCACCGCATTAGCAGTACCAAGTTTAAATATCTTGTTGTTGCCAGCAAACAGAACAGTCAAAGTTCCATCGTTTTGGACTAACTCATGGATAACGCCAACATCATTAGCGCCTAGATTGCCAGAGGATGAGTTAACCCTTGTCCAACCTTTTCTAGCGCCAATACGACCATACTGATCCAAGATGACGTTAGTTGCGACCAAGGCAAAACCAGACCCCAAATCAAGAGGCGAATCTTCAGTATTTAGGCCATAAAAGCCTGGTGCTGAGAGACTGTAACTTTGAAGTGCTGATGCCATTAGACCGCCACAAAGTTGTCTTCAGGATAACGAGTGGACTCCATCGCAATAGCGTCAGAGAGCATTCCTCTAAACAAGGCATAAGCCTCAGCAGAGTTAGTTCCACCATCTTCACCACGCTCAATCAAAGCACGTGCATAGGCACTTTGAGTAACTAAGTAGTCTAAAACCTTGACAGAAGTGCCATCAGCAGACAGATTGGCCTGTGGAATGATTAGGTCAAACAACAATGTATACACGCCATTGGGGACAGGAAACAAATCAACCTTAGTGTCGCCATTACCATCTACCCCGTTATAGCAAAACTCGCTAGGAATAGACTGTGAAGGTGTACCAAAATTGAGCTTGCGGTTCATGTCCGCAACAGTGGTGTTATCTAGGGTAATGACGCTAGTTGTATTGATAGCATCAGTAACACGAAACTTCTGACCAGCACCTGTCAAAGCATAGGAGCTTGTGCCAGCAGCGGTAGTGATAGTGACTGTTTGTGCTAAAACATTCCATGTATAGGAGTCTTCAATCTGACGCTTGGCATCATTGACAAACTTGCCAATCAAAGCAGAATAGGCTGTTTCGCCAACAGTAGAGACTGTGCTTTCACGCAAGCGAACCAATACATCGTTAACAAGTTCTAAGTAGGTCATGTTCGTTGCGCTCCTGATACTTCAAATGTGGCAATAAAACTGAATGTACTTGCACTTTGAGTAGTAATTTGAATTCTATCGCCTTCTTCTAAAACGATATAAGCATTGCCATCAAACTGAAGGTATTGCTTAGATGTAAAGTCGTAATTAG